CTCTTCTATATAAAGTTGTTTCTGTACAATATCTCTTAGGTTTTGTCTAGCCCACTCAACTCCTGCTATATAGCCTACTACTTGTTTATATGCAGGATAATCTGTAGGATTACCTTGAGCTAGACTAATCTTTTGATTTTCAATTTCTTCTTGGTATACTTGAGCTATAGTTTCAAATATATCCATTAAGAATATTTAAGCTTACTTGGTTTAGGCATTTCCCAATATTTTGGATCAAAATTATCTAAGTTAGAACGCTTGGCACGTTCTCCAACTACATTATCTTTTCCAAAATCACCATAAGATTTATTTCGATCTACTACATGCGTAGGCTTCCCATCGGTGATTCCTTTCGCATCATTGGGATAATGCATCTTTGCATAATTAGGCATTAGTTGTCTCCTTTATTAAATTTAAAATCATATCTACTGCTTTCATATCAGTTTTATTTTTTTGATCAGCTTGATCTTTAACTAAATCTATTACTGATCGTTTGTCTTCTCCTTCTTCTTTCATCTGTGCTGTTAAAATTTTAGTCAACATTTCAATAGCTTTGATGGTTTCTTTACTGGCTCTATCAGCTTCAGCTTTTTCATCTTTCATTGCTGTAGTAATTCCAGCTTTAGTAGCTTCCATCATTTGTTTATTTTCTTCAAGATCAAGCTTTTTATTTTCTAGAGCAACTTCTGCATTATTAACAGCAAGGTCCATTTGCATCTTTTGCTTCTCTAGTTCAACCTTGGCTTGTTCAAGAGAAACCATTTGTTGTTCTGGAGATTGTGCTATACCCATTGCTTGGTTTGCATTTTGTACTTGTTTAGCTGCTTCCATTAGAGCTAATTCTATAACTTGAGGTTTCTGAGCAGACTCTGGAGCAACAGTTCCAAGTTCTTTTTGTGCGATACCATTTACCTGTTCTTGATATTTCATAACAGAATGTTCTTGTATATTGGCTTGAAGAACAGGCTGTACTCTTTGCATAATCGGATTAGCTCCATTCATTGGGTCTTGTAGATATGCCATCTTTACTTGAATATGAGCATCGTGATTTTGTCCTGGGAAAGCAGCAATTGGAATACCCTTAACTGCTGCCATAATATCAGATACAGGATCAAGAGGTTTTGGTTCTGGTTTTGGTGGTAGTATCTCATCTAGATTAGGCATATTAGCTGCACTCAAAATCGTTCTATTCAGAGCTTCTGTATTAAACATTCCTGGAGGAGACTGTTGTGCCATTTGTAATGCCATATTAGCCAGCATCATACGATGGGCATTAGAAGGAATATTAGGATCACTGACAGGAATTACATCAACCTTACCATCAAAGTCTGATTGAAAGATACTACGCTCTGCCAGAGGAACCTCATAAGGATATTCTTGTGGTAGATAATCTTTATCTATGCTGGCAAGAATTTTAAATTCATCTCTTTGAGACTTATGAAGTCGTTTATGTATAGCTGTAAAGAATTTACTTGAGGCTTCTAGTAATGCCATTGTAGTTCCCACAGGTCCATAGGAGGCAGCATCTGAAACAATCTGTTCAGTGCTGTCTGCAAACTTCTGTCCAGCAGCAGTTACAAACTGAAGCATTTGGTAGAGCGTCGAGGAAGGCTCTTTGTAAGGGAGAGATATAATAGCCTTGTTCAAATCAATACCTGTTGCTTCAACCTCCTTGAACTCTCCTGGAGCTATAGGCTCATTGTTGCCTACCATCCGCACACCTTTAGCCTTAAAGCCACCTGGGAGATTCGCAAATTGACCTGCGTCTATCAATGCTCGCATTGCAGCAGTCGCACTCATAGTCAGATTACCAAGGAAGTGCATGAGTCCTAAACCATAGAAACCAAATCCTGGAACAAAACGATAGTGTACAAAGTGTACTTTCTTTTGTTTTGTGGGATCATCCTTGGCATAATTACGTCGAATACTAAGTACCTGTTTAGATTGTTCTTCTATTGTTACAATATAAGGAAGAGATTCTCCATCTTCTGATTGAGGATCAGCTATATCTAGATAACAATGCTGTTCTAATAAAACATATTGAGGATCAGAATCACTAGATGGAGACAGTCCTATAATCGTATCCATCTTTTCCGAGAAGGATGTAGGATTAACCATACCTGCTTCAGGAAGATCAATGTCTGAATACATCTCTGCTTTTATTTCTCGATAAAGATCAACAGGACTTTTGTAAATTACATGTGTATAACGATCAGCGTTCCTTAGATTAGATGCATTATAAGAAACATAAAACTGATCAATAGGAATAAATTCTGAGATAGGGCGTTTAAAAGAAGCATCATAATATATTTTCTTAAATGAGGAACCTATCAGAGGTAGATGAAAGAGCATCCTTTCAAATTCATCAAAGTATTCTGGCATCTGTTCTGTAAGCTGATAGTTCATAAAGTTCTGAACTCTCATGGCTTGGTTTTCTTTTTCAAGAGTATGCTTACCTAGTATCTGTGCCTTGACAGGACCATTAGGAGGAAACAACTCTTGTGATGCTTTTGATTGAAACTTGACTGCTGATTCAATTAATAGAGGATGTACTGCTGTACAAGCTCCTTCAAAAGGTTCAGATGTTTCTTCTATCTTGAGTCCAAGTAAATCAAAGCCACGTTCAAACATAGACTCCCATTCATTACGAGAAGACTTATCAGATTCGTAATTATCATAAAGAGTTCGACCAATATCCTGAAGTTCGTCTTCTTCTAAATCATCTCGTAAATTACGATACCATTCTCCTACAGATTCTTCTGCACCCATTTCAATAGTAGTTTCTTCAGTAAAGTCTACCAATACTCCACCATCATCATCAAGTTCAAAGGTAGCTTTAGCCTCATCTACATTAGGCATAGGAACAACATTATCCTGCATAGGATTTATTTGTTCAAAGGGATTTTGTTCAACTGCCATTTTTATAGGTATCCTTAAATTTTAAATCTAGATGTTCCATTACATCTTTTTGATATTTCCTCCACCTACCTTTACACATTTCTGGTATGGAACAAATACACTTTTTTTTCTTACATCTATAATCCTGATACTTAGGACGTATAAGATTATAATTTACCTTATCAGCGAAGGTCCACATCGTTAGACTTATCATTGCATTCACATGGATCACATTTACAATTTTCACATTTACACATAATACTATTCCTTATCTTAAATAAATTTTTGATGATTATAATTTGTACTACGCATAGCTCTACCTTTTAAAACTTGACCACCTTTTTTACGTCTTTGGTTCTCTCTTAAAAATCTTTCTCTAGCAGCCTGTAATGCAGGATCATTACGTCTTTGTCGTTGTCGTTCATCATATATTTCTGGTCCGACTGCTTGTCTTATTTCTTCTGTAGCTTGGGCACCTGCTCGTTTCCTTTGTTCTCTAGGAGTTAGAGGTGGGTTTCTATTTATAGCATCAAAATCAGAAAATACTCCTGCTCTTAACGGTATAGGTGTTCGTGGGAGTTCACCTGCCATAGCTGGAGATATCAAATTAAAATTTGCCAAGCGGTCTAACAAAGATGGGAGACCCTCTCGTTCTTCTTTTTTTTGACCAGTAAGAAAAATATTTCTAAAAAGTTGTTGTAAAAAACTTGGAGTTGGTGCTTCTTCTCTAGGTGCTTCTTCTCTAGGTGCTTCTTCTCTAGGTGCTTCTTCTTTACCTCTAATGAATCTTTGTACCTCTCTCAAATTTGGAGGAGCAAAAGGATTTGCGGGATTTCTAAAACTACCTAAAGTTAAATTATCATCTCCTGTATCTCCTATTAAAAAATCTGAAGTATCCTCTCCTCCAAATATTACATTAGATGGTTGTTGAGCCGCTCGAAACTCTGTATCTGCTAATATAAGAGCATCATCAATCTCATCTTGTCTTCGTTGATCAGCAATTCTATTTGCTTGAAATAAAAGACTTCTTTCTAAACCTTGTTCAAACTGTTCTCTTGAAGGTAAAGGAGCAAGGATATCACGACCTCCTCTTGCATCTAGCTCTTCGTTGAACCGCCTGTTTCGTCGTCTTACGTTTTCAAATTCATCAAGTTGAGCTTGTTCTGCTCCAGTTAATTCAGGAAAAAGAGGATCAGGTATAAACTCACCAAAAACATTTAACTGTCCTGTTACTCCATCTCTTTCTTGAAGACCGCCAAATAATCTGTTCTGGGATACGAAATCCCTAAAATCTTCAGGTCGCTCGAATTGGGGAACAGGAATAAGAGGTTGACCAAATTCTTGATTATCAGGCAAACTAGGAACACCCAAGAAGCGTTCGTCGCCTATTGCTTGTCTTATTTCTTCTAAAGAAGAACCAGGACCAAAACCTAGCTGACCTTGCTCAGTCAGGACTGGATTTAAAGAGGAGAGTCCTTGACTAGCAAAATCATCTTTAATAACTTCTAAATCTGGTATACCTAAAAATTCTTCAGACATTTTTTATTTCTCCTCTAACATATAAATCCCATTGTCATCTTATCTATATGATATAGATAATAACTTTGCAGTAATGTGTTTAAAAATTCTACCATACTCTATTATACCATTAAACTCTCCAATATGCAACCCTCTTCTGAACTATTTCTTCTTCCCAGTCTGGATCGTCAGGATGTGTTACATGCCAGGATTCCTTGAGATAATGAATTGCCATTACCAAGGCATCTACCTGATCATCATGAGCAGCATGTGGAAATCTGGCAAGCTCTTCTATTAACTCATCTGCCCACTTTTTATTCTTGGGAATCCATACTCTTCCTGCTTCCATGATAGGAGAGGCTGCATATGCTCTGGCTACCTTGTCTCTGTCAGGCATGTAATCCTTTACTGGTAAACCACTACGCCTCATATCCTGTATAAGAGATTGACCACTGGCTTTCTTTTCTATGATACATACATCTGGTCTATGTTTATTGTATAGCATCTGTGCTGTTCTTCGCAGTTCAGGATATTCAAACCTTCCTCTGACATTTCCCAAAAGAAT